GGGCCGACAGCGTTCCACCGGCCTTAATCTTCGGTAGCGGATTCGACGACACCAGGTCTGACGCTGACGCCCAATCGACGTTAGCCATTGCCGCAGAGTCCACGCCGGAAATAGGCGAGTAGGCCCGCGTCGCACTGCCCGCATCTTCCATCGGCCAATAGGCCACCGGGTTACCCGTAGGGATCCGGCGACGCAGCGTCGAATCCAGCGCCTTGAGCCCCTGACCCAATCGCCGCAGAATGCCCGACGCCTCAAGCGGGACGAAAATGTCTGCCTCATCCGGCGTCCACTGGGCTGGCCACGTCGACACTTCGCCAACGAACCTGTCTTCCCGGTCCCGAACCTCAGCGCCACCGACCCGCGACCACGCCACACCGGCGCTGTCCGTGAAAGCCGTAGAACCCGCTGTAAGGCCCGTGAAATCCGGGGAGGCAACCACGGTCCCATTGATGCCGGAACGGACCTCATAGCGGTAGCCACGCCCCACCATGGGCACACGCACGGGGGTGGACGCTAGGTCAGTGCCGCCGATCCTCAGCGGGGCAGTGCTCGCGTAGGTCGACAGCGCCCCCGTCATCCAATACTCAGCGCCTAGCGGGACCCACGGACCGGCGATCGAGTCAGCCGTATAGAACTGGAAATAGCGCCGACCGGCCGTGGCGTCGAGACGCATCGTCAGCCGTACAGCCGCGCGATCCTTAAGGACCGGTAGGTAGCGCTGGAAATACCAATGCGTGTTCAGCGTGCCGTCAATGGTCTGACTGAAGACGATCAGGCCATTGCTAATGCGAAGCTGCCACGAACGCTGATCTCCCGCGCGATCCCACTTGGAAATGATCGTCTGATTCACCGGGCCGTACCAGTTGGCGGCGATCTCGGCCCGAATATCAATGTCCCCCGTGATGTCCAGCGCCGCAGTGTCCGGCGTACTGAATTCATCACCGGCAACCCCCTCAAGATTGAGGTATGTCTCCGTGCTCGGGACCGAAACCCGGATCGGAGTGTTACGGCCGATCTGCCCATACAGCGGCGACATGGCATTGCGGGGCGAATACTTGCCCGACTTGTTGTTGAGCGTCAGCGACAGATGGGCGGGATCCGTGGCTGACCCCTGGTCTCGACGTCCGCGCGATATCTGCTTCGCGTCACGCAAGTACACGTCACCGCTGATGTCAGACCACGCGCCGTTAAGCCGTAGCTCCGTACGAATATCCAGCGGAAAGGCCACGGGCCCCACCCTTCTGTTGTTTAACCGAATGCAGTTTGAACGCTTCCACGTCCCTGCGTCTTTACGATGCGGCGGATCAGCCGCTTCATGTCCTCATCCGAGCCGGTGACATCGAGCACCAGGCGCTGAGGGGCCCCGCCCGCACCCTGCACGGAGGCAGTACGCAGCATTCCGTCCAGCTTGGACAGCGGGAGAACAGCCTCGTTCTCTCGGCCTTCACCGATCATTGCCATCGTCGGCCCAGTGGTGACACCACCCGAGGCGAGATAGGGAATGTTCGGCGTCCCTAGCGTGATGCTCGGGATATCGACGCCCATAATCGACCCGCCACCGATGGTGAACGAGAGGTTATTCCACGCGCCGATGATGCCGTTTACAGCCGACTTAAAGGACGTCTTGAGCCCGTCCCACATACCGTGCAGCGCCCTACTGATACGGCCCGGAATTCCCTGGAACCAACCAATGAGGTCATTCCACTTCCCCTTAAGGAAGCCGATTCCAGTCTGGAGATATCCCGGAAGCGTCTGCGTGAAATACTGGGCGATCGGCCCGAACACGTTGGCCTTTAGGTAATTCCAGCCAGCCGAAAATGCGGCCTTAATGTCCTCCCAAACCGCGAGTAGACGCAGCTTGACAGCCTCCCAATTCGCCGCGAGAGCAATGATGATCGCAATGATCAGCACGACTAGGCCGATGATCCAGAAAATCGGGTTGGCCAGCATCGCAGAGTTCATTGCCCACACAGCGATAGCCGCGAGACTGAATGCAACGCCCATCCCGAGCAGTGCGGCAGCCAGGATCTTTACGGCCTCCGGGTGATCCTGCACAAACCCAGCAACCATCGCCAGCGCAGGCTGTAGGGTCTCCGCAATCGTGGTTGCCATAGAGCGCCAGATCACCGTGAGGGACTGGCTAGCCGCCATCTTGTCGGACGCTGCCTTAGCCGCTCCGCCTGCCTTATCCATGCCGCTCGCCGCAGCAGCCGTTGCAGGGTTCATAGCCAACAGCGCATCCGAGGATTCACCGGCCATGTCGCCGAACAACTGCACTGCCAACTGCGCCCGCTTGGCCGGATCCTGCACATTGCCAATCGCGGTGATTGCGTCGCCCATGGCGGACTTAGCGGAGTCACCACCGGCCTTTAGGCGCTTGAACATGTCGTCAGAATCGAGACCCAACGACTTGAATGCGGTAGCGGCCTGCGCCGTATTCTCCGTAGTGATACGGCCGAATTCGTGGATGACGTCGGCGGCCTGATCGAAGTCACGACCACCCGCCTTGACGAACTGGGAAAGCATTCCGAACGCCGTCTTACCGTCAATGCCGAGCCGCTGGAACTGCTCCGAATACTCATTGATAGTCGGCACGATGTCGTCACGCATGCTCTTAGGTAGCGTCTGCGCTGCCTTAGTCAGGATGTCGAAAGCCTCAGTGCCATCCTTAGCCATGCCGTTTTTGATCATCGTTCCGGCAGCTTGTGCGCTGTCCGCCACGTCGATTTCAAACGTGCTAGACAGCATCATTGCATCGGCTGTCATTTGGTCTAGCGTCTCATTCGACATCTTGCCCATGCCGCCGAGCGCTTGCTGAACGACACCGACAGCGTCACCGACTTCGGACACCGACTCGCCGAAACCACCTGCGTACACGCGCCCGGCAGATTCACCGGCGCGCGCTGCCTCATCCTCAGAAAGGCCGTACTCAGACTGGAGTTTCGCCCGAGCCTCGTTCAGCTCCAAAGCCTCGGAGAAACCCTCAGCGAATAGCGCACCTACCGCAGCACCAGCGGCAGCACCCGCAGCAGTCTTACCGATATCAGCTAGATTCCGGTTAGCTTCCTGCGCTGCGTCCGCCGTGCCCTCGGTTAGGTCCGTGGTATCGACGCCAATCGTGACCATCAGCTCATCTAGGGTCACGTCTCTGTACCTCCAATCTGACGGTTGTACGCCTTGACAGCGGAAAGCATTTCCCGCCAATCCTGCTTGGCGTGCCGGTCCCACTTAGGCATGAAATCCTTGGGGGCCGCAGCCTTGCCCTTGCCCCGGGCAGTGTTGGAAACCGTCGCCGTCAGCATTGAGATCAGAGCGTCAAGCCGTTCAGGGCCGAGCGGCCCCGTCACCGACTCGTAAGCCATCCACTCCGTCAGTTCAGCGGAGGACATGCGCGCGAGTAGCTCCGGGACCGTACAGCCAAGGTGACCCGCTAGGCGGAAATAGAATCGCCGCTCAGGGTCTTCTCGGATTTTCCCGCCGCAGCCTCCGCGTCTTCCTTTCGGAGACCGGATAGCCGCTGAGCAACACCACTGAGACGCTCTAGAACGGCGCCATTCTTGGCACCAAGAGCCTTGACATCCTTCTCAGTAAAGAGCCGGTTGAACTCGCCGTCATGTAGACAGCGGGCAAGTAGCTTCGCAAGCTGGTCAGCCATGTTGAGCCGCTGAACGTTACCGTTCGAGCCGATCACAACTAGGGACGCCTGATAAGCGTTGCGATCCGAGCCAGACATGCCGACGATACGAACCGTGCCGCCCCACTCAGGAACGTCTACATCCTCGTAATTCCGGTCGTCAGCGCCGAGGATATTCGCGGCAGAAAGAAAGGACATGGGTCACGCTCCCGCAGTAATGGTGGGCTTGCCCGTGACCTTCCAAGTCAGGGAAGCAGCTAGCTTGTCGTCGTAAGGGGCGTCAGGCTCGAAGCCAGTCAGCAGTGCGCCGAACGTCCAAGAGGTACCGTCCGGGAAAACAATCTTGTAATTGCGAGGCTTGATGTCCTCAAAGTCACTGACGAGCGAGTCATGCTCGGTGGGCTGATAGTTGACATCGGCGGAAACCTCTCCCGGATCCTTGAGCCCGCCGACGAATTCCATCCAGCCATCGGTGCTGTCGTGCGACGTAACGTCGAGCGTCTCTCGACTCAGGCCGGGCGGGGTCAGCGACGTGACGTCAGCGACCTTGACGAAAACCTCAGGGCCCGCACCGTCGCCGCGCAGTAGCTGAGTACCGAACGCGTCAATTCCTGCCATGTTCTATTCCTCCGTAATGATGTTGAACGACACGACCACGTGCCGAATGTCGCCCGGGGGTTCGGGATCAGTGAGTGTCTGGGCCGACGTGTAGCGCGTGGCCACATGATGAAAGCCGGACACCTTCAGGGGCGAGTGATCGAGCAGCGCGAACACTTCACGGGCCAGCGCCAGACCCGCCGAATAGCCATGCGCCCGCGTCCACACGTGCACGGTGATGAGCGAGTTCCAGCCCCGCGCCGAGAGTGCGTTATCCGGGGA